TAAATATGTCGTAGCCATTATTTTTTATGTACCTTTTGTATTGCAAAGTTAGCAGTCAAGCTTGCTCCTTTATGTTTCACAAACTTTCCTGTATGTTTCATTAACTTGTAACCACCTTTGGGTTGTTTCATCCAATGGTAGCCTTTGGGTGCTTTAACTTTCATTAGTTAGGCATGCACTTTGGTGTGCCTTTGTACTTAGGCTGAGTTCCTTCCATAGTAACTTCTCCACCATGGCCATACATTATTCTGCCACCCATACCTTTTTTCTGACGGTGCATCATTCCACCACCCATCATTTTTTCTCGCATGACTTTTCCACCATGACCCATTTTCTTTTTTGTGTGATACGGCATTTGATTCTCCCTTAAATTAAAGTGGAGGAGTCCGAAGACTCCCCCTAGTTGTTATTAGTCAATAACGTAGAAAGCACTTACTAATGCTTCTGGTCTAAGAACTTTTGCTCCGTAGACATGAAGACCTCTCACGATGTCACCAAAAGAACTTGGGTCTCTGATAACTTCTGTTGAAAGGATTGTATTAGCAGTAGCTGTTGAACTGATATGTCCAGCTAAAACTTTACCACTTGCATTTGATGTAGCAGCAATGTTGTTAGATTTGTACATATCAAATCCTCTTAGTTTTCCACTTGATACTAAGCCATTTCTAATAGAACCTTGACCTGCATTGAAGTCAACTGATAATAGCTTTGAACCAGATTTACCTAGCTCTTCGTAGAACTGAGGTGGTGCAACGAACCATCTACCTTCTTCAGGTACATTTTGGTCGTCTAATTTTCTAGCCATTCTAGCCATTAAGTCTAATGCATCAACACCAGTTCCGTCTGAACCTAATAGGTCGACTGAATTAGTTGCATGAGACATTGTTGCATCTGCTGTTGCACTATCAGAACCAATAATATGGTCTGGGCTTGAAGCTGATACACCAGAGAACATAGATGCTATAACAGCAGCATCGTATGAATCTTTTAGAGCATAAGCTGCACTTGAAGATGCAACTTCCTTGAAGTTTACATGTGACATGTTAGTTTCAATATCATCTACGATGAATTTGAAAGCTTTAGCACTATCAACAACAAGGTTTAACTCTTGGTCTGTCAACTTAGTAGCAGAAGTGTCAGAACCTCTAGTATAATCTGATACTGAGATTACTGGTTCTTTGATAATCTTTACTGAGTCTCCATAAGCAGATATTTCACCAGCATAGTCGGTGTTTGTAATAGCTTCTACCACACTCGCTTTTCTGAAAAAGTTTAAAACCTTTCTAGAGTAAACGGAAGGTAAGAAATAACTATTAGCTTGTCCACTTACGGAGTTAGCAAAGTTAGCATTGGTATCTGTTGAAGGTTCAAAATATTGAGCCATGATACTTACTCCTTTAAGTTAATATAGTTAATCTCTGATAATTCTACCTGACTGCATGGCCTCTGATATTTCTTGTTCATATTTATCAAATTCATCCATGCTTAAGGCATTTATCTCCTTTTCTGTCCATACTCTCTCCTGCTTAGGGTCAACTGTTGTTGTTTTAGTTGATACCATATCGGCAGCAGATTGAACAGGCTTTTGAGAAACTGGCTTCACACTTGGGAGTTCTATTCCTAAATCCTTTTTAAATAAATCTAAAGCTCTTGATGCTAAGTCTGCATCGTCAGCATTTGAGTAAATCCAATCTTGGATAGACTGAGGTTGTTCTTTAGCCCAGTTATGAAAATCATCGCTATTGCGAATATCATCAAAGTCAGGATGTCTTTCTCTCAATCTAACTTCAGCTTGACCTTTCTTCATCTGAATTTCATTATTTCTCATATCTGCAATAGTTTGTTCTAAATCTTGAACTCTCTCATTGCTTTGTAAATGAGCTACAGTTTCTGCAACTGCATAAAAATCAGGATGTTCCTGTTTAAACTTTTCAAGTTCTTCTAAAGACTTTGGAGGTTGATACTGAGCTTTCGCTTCTTGTCTCAACTCTTGTTCTTTAGCTTTAAACTCTTCGAGTTTTGCATCATAATGTCTTTTTAAGTCATCATAACGTTTTTTATAGTCAGGCTTCTGATAGGGAGCATCTGTTGATAACTCCTGTTTCTTAGATTCTAACTCCTCAGTATTAACATTCTCAGCTTGAGTTATGTCGTTACTGTCGAATAGTCTATTCTGAGGTTCTTCAAAGAATAAACTATCATCTGCTGAGACAAACTTTTTGTCATCAGGTTTATGCCAAGATTTTTTTTGATTATAAGGATTGGCTTGTTCCTCATTTTGTGCGACTTGTTCAGTTGCCATTTTTCTCTCCTTACTCAGGGCTTCGTTACAAGGTAGCTCTTTGTCGACAAGAGGGCTTGTTGTAAAGGTAGCCTTTCTGGTGTTTATGTAGGGGCTATCGAATGATAGGTAGCCTACGGTTTATTATCTGATGGGTATACCACCTGAAATCATAGCATCAGCGATTCTCTTTTCAGTATCTTCAACTTCTGCTTTATTCAAGTCGTAAGTTTTTTCAGGGTCAGTAGCTTGGATTGTCTCCTCTCTAACATCATCCATCATGTACCCACCAGCTCGTCTTGCTTGTCTTTCCATTGGTGCATCTGCTTTACTCTCGGCTTCTTCCATCATTCTCTGAAGGTTATCAGCTCCGATTTCTTTAGTTGCTTTCGCAGTAAAGACAAACTCTCCATCCGATAACCTAGCAGGTATCGAATCGGAGACTCCTGAGCCAGGGCCTTCTACAGGGCCTGACCCAGCAAATTCTGTTGCGACTTCCATGACTTTATCAAAAATCATGCTAAGTCTGTCATCTTGTTCTAATTTTTCTAATAAGTATTTTTCTTCACTTTCGGATAAAGATTCTTCTACAACAAAGTCTAGATAATCGTTTTCCATTTGTTCATCAGATTTCATAGGTTCTGCTTCTGGCATTTCCTCTTCCATCTCTTTTGGTGCAATCATAATAGCTACACCACCTTCTTTAAAACCCATCTTCTTAACTACTTCAGGAGCTTCTTTTGCAAGCTTTTGTAGTCCTTCGTTAGGTAAATCTTTTATTTCGTCTGGTGATAAAATACTTGCCATATTACTTCTCCTTGGCTCTTCCTATGTTAAGGGCAAACCAATCAATAATTTTGTAAGCCTTACCTACTAATTTATCATCAGCAGGTGTTGGTGTTAGTGAAGCAATCAATGAACAGATTGAAACTATCCATGGAACTACTCCAACTATTTTTAAAATTGTATCTAATAAATCTAACATTATTGTTCTCCTCTAGTTAATGCTTCTTTTACTTTTTCTGGTAAACTTTCTAAGCTATCCAGCAAATTCATCTTCCCCTGGAGTCGGTACATTACCTGTTCCGATTGTGCCACCACCAGTTCCTTGACTATCAAGGCCTGCTGGCTCTTGAGGTACTCCTGAAATCCCTCCCATTGGGGATGGTTGACCAGGGGGTTGAGTTTCTTCGCTAACGTTTTGTCCAGCATTTTGCATTCCTATTATTTGTGCCATCAATGCAGCTTCTTCAGGGTCGTTCAGAATTTCATCTGGGTCTAAATCCAAGCTGTAGGCAAGTTCACTAACCAATTTAGAAATCTTAACAAACGGTGCAATAGCAGGATTCTGTGCAGTTTGTAAGAACATAGTAAGTCTTTGACTTCTAACTTCTTTCTGCATCAAGCTATTAGTACCAGTAGCTTTAACTTCTAAATCGCCCTCTATATCTAAGTCACCTTCATGGAACTGCATGTTCCATTGATAGTAAGCTTCTCCTAAAGGTTTTAATAAAAAGTCATCAAGGTTCTTGATAACAGTTTTAATATTTAAACTTGATGCTCCTAGTAGCATGGACATACCTGAAGCAGTCCTTGTCATACTCTGAACACCTGTTTGACCGTGTGAATAACTAGGTATTCCTGTTTGTTCGTCAGCTAACTGTCTAAACCTGTCAAACATCATCATGTTTTCAGGTGCAGTATTTGGAAACTTTAATCCATATATTGATTGACCAGGCATTCCAGCTTGTCTTCTGAATACTTTGCCTGGATATACTTCCATACTTTGACCTCCGACAAGAGCAGATTCATCAACATCAAAAACTAATGAGCCTGCTAAAGCTAAGTTATCAATAGCCATTCTTGCATGGCCGTTCATAATTTGCTGAGAGTCATCCATATTTTCAGCAACACCTATACCAAAAAAGTTATAAGGGTTACGTTCATACG